TCTTAAAGTTAAACCGGAGTCGGAGTTACCAGTGCATAGTCCATAGTTGGAACACACAAGAAAAACAAACATGTAAAATCTGGACCAGCTGAGGCCTCCGATACAATGGTTATAGCTTGCTGACCATTGTCTACACCTGCAGTTTTATCCTTAAGAGTAATTGCAAAACGAGCGCCCTGTGCATCAGTACCATCCAAGGTACTACCAGAAAGGTAGAAACGAGGATCAACCAGAGAAAAATTAAATTCATTTAAGTCTGGAATATTAAAAGTTAAAGATGCATTTGTGCGGTTGGATGTAGTCGCCATACCTGACACACCTGGAGGAACCAGACTCTTCACACCGAAGAAGCTAGCTGCATTACTCAAGGTAGTCGCATAAGGTAGGGCAGTACCAATCGCACCAAAAATGGCTGCTGCACTCTGTTGAGTGGAATTCGTGATTCGAGCAACACGAATATCATCAACATGGCCGTATGAATCGGTACTTGGAGTAACGTAATAATTTACGCCTCCACGATAACCGATAAACGGTGATGCAATATAAGGGATATGGTTCATGTCATTGAACGCATATCCTAATGTCCCAGCTGCCGCAACAATCCTATTCGCCGAAGTCGATGAAAAGGATGTTTGGAAACCAGGAGTATAAGGCATTCGCAAATAATTCTTATACCAGAACTGTGCTAAGCCTGTAGCAGATGTTATATTAGGTACAACATCTGACACCACAGCTCTATGTAGCAATGTACGCAGAGAAGCAATGTTTTCACCAAAATTCAAACCATATCGCTCGGGATAAGAAACCGCGGGCGGTCCTAAAGTAATAGTTTTGGTCACAACATCAACTTTATCATCTGCTTGCAGAGTAAAAAAGCTGGGTGTAGGATAATTTACAGATTGCAAACCCTTAATACGATCAACTGGGTTTGCAAACTCAAAATTATCAGCAGCTCGGACATAGAAGAGAAGATTAATAGATCCAGAAGCTGGTGCAGTTAGAGCTGTCAAAACTCTAACACT